AAGATTGCAAAATCTGCAGCCAAGCGTTATGGATCTTCAGAAGCAGGTAAAAAAGTAGCTGGAGCTATTCTTGCTAAACTTCGCCATACACATGAACAAGTAGAAGTTACAGAAAATCAAAATATTAATGAAGCTTGGTCTCAGAAGAATAAACCAACTACTGGTGCAGAAAAAGGTGATATTCATCACATTGAAGTTCATCCAGAAATCTTAAAAAAACATGCCATTTCTCATCAAACTTCACATGAAGGTGAATATGGATTGACTCATTACTTCCACCATCCTAAGCATGGTACAGTATCTGTATATCAATCTGATTTAAATAAGCATACTGGTAATCCTATCATGTCAGTGAGAACACATGGTAAAATGGGTACCACTCCAGTTGCACATAAGTTCTTAAAGAACCTTCAAGGTAAAACTATGCATTCATATAATGAACAAGTAGAAGTAACAGAAGATTCAGATTATGCTAGCTCGATGGTTAGAACTGAATTAAATGCAATTGCTCATAAGGCTGCACAATTAGTTGCAAATATGAATACCTACTCTGACGTTGAACCATGGGTACAATCAAAGGTAGCACGTGCCAAAGAAGAGATCGATGGAGTATTTGATTATCTAACATACTCAGAAGATGATCCTATGGATGTTCCAATGACAGTATCAATGCCAACACCTTCAATGGCCAATCCTTTCATTACAAAAGAAGAAAAAGAACTTTCTCCTAAGCAAAAAAAGATTGCAGCTGTCGCTGGTAACCCAGTTGTGATCGATGCAGAAGATTTTGCAAAACTTCGCTTAATGAAGAAGCATGTAAAGCATAAAGTGCTTCCTGAAGCTTCTATGCTTGGTAGCGAATGCACCAAATGTGGTGACGGACACTATAAGGAAGAAAAAGGCAAGATGATGTGTGATAGTTGTGGTCATGTTGCTGGTATGGTAAAAGAAGCTTCTGTAATTAAAAGTCATGCTTTAGATGCAGCAAGAAATAGTCTTCATATGATGAAACATAAAAAAAGCAATGTTATGCACACTGATATGAAGACACCAAAGCAAACCATTAAAATGGAACAAAATGATTCTAACTAATGTTATTGTAAACACGGTAAGATTTAATATCAATGAGTCGGTTAGAAAGCCGACTCATTTTGCCGTCGTTGCAGCAACATATAAGCCAAGAAAGTCAGAAGATAAAAATTCTCCTGATTATCACTTCCTTGATAGTAAAAAATCTAAAGTTATTGAATATAAAATTCCTTTTAAACCAGCAATGTCTGGTTCTGTTATATCATCAGAAAAAGCATTTAAACATATTAATTCTCATTCCGATCATAAAAAAATGGTTGATGGAGGGTTACATTTGACCTCTTATAAAAGAAATAAAGTAATTGCTATATCTGAAGAACAAAGTTATCAACAGTTAAAACAACAAGTTATTAAAGAAATAGAGGAAGCCCAAACATGATTACGAATGAAAATGTACAATATTTAGATGAAGTATTAAAAGCTTCTGATCCTGTTGGAAAATGGATTGATGATTTTATTCATTCAGATAATCCTAAGTTTGCAGGCAAGACAAAAGAAGAACGTCGTAAGATGGCTCTCGGAGCTTATTATGGTGCACAAAAAGAATCATATGATTACCCTGTAGAAGAATTAGAAGAAGCTCGTGGACGTCCACCTAAGGAAGGTTCAAAAGCATGGCATACTGCTAAAGCCAAGGCATCATCTGGAGAAGGAGATGAAAGCTATGAAGCAGATAAAAACATTCGCACTCAACTTCAAAAAGCAATATCCGTTGGTAAGCCAGTAACTTTCAATAATGGTGAAACAAAGAAGATAGAACCTTCACATGCTCATAAGGCTTTATCTCTTTTAGATAACACACCAAAGCCTGTTGATAAAGAAAATATTCAAAAGAGTTTAGGTCATTCACATGATCGTTTTCATGCTACTATTAAATCAGGCAAGCCAGTAGTGGATGCAGCTCGTCCTAAAGTAACACTTGGTAAAATGAAAGCAGAATCTGTAGATCCTTCAACAGAGAGAGCAGATAAAGGTAGTATTACCGTTAGAAAAATTAGAAAGCCAGATGGCTCATATGTGATATCTCACTCGAAGAAAGGTCATGGCTTCTATGGAGATGTAGTAGATGCCAAAGAGCAATATGAATTAACTTCCGAGGATACAATTACGCTAAATAAATTATATACAAATTTATCTGAAAGCAACAAGTTGTTGTTTGAAGAAAAGATGACGACAAAAGATGGGATTATTGATCTCATTAATTTTGCAAACGATCAAGGATTCTAAGATGAAGTTAATTACAGAAGTAACAGAAGAAGTTAGATATGTTGCTGAAGAAGGTTCAGAAGGTAAAAAGAACCTTTACATCGAGGGCATTTTCCTACAAGGTGGTATTACCAACCGCAATGGTAGAATGTATGATCCTTCAATCCTTGAAAAAGAAGTAAATCGTTATCATAAAGAAAATATTGATATGGGTCGCGCGTATGGCGAACTTGGTCATCCATCAGGACCTTCCATTAATTTGGAACGTGTTTGCATGATGATTAAATCACTTAAAAAAGAAGGCAATAATTTTATTGGTAAGGCCAAAATTATGGAAACTCCATATGGCTTGATCGTAAAGAATCTTATGTCAGAGGGTGCTAGATTAGGCGTTTCTTCACGTGGTATGGGTTCTCTTAAGGAAGTGAATGGCGTTAATGTTGTTCAAGATGATTTTTATCTAGCTACAGCAGCCGATATTGTAGCAGATCCTTCCGCCCCTGATGCATATGTTAATGGTGTTATGGAGGGTGTTGAGTGGATTTGGAACAATGGAGTTTTAAAACAACATACACCTGACATTGAACGAGTTATAGAAAATCATAAAAAAATTATTAAGGAAGCTCCTAAAGCAGATTTATCAGAAGCTAAGATAAGAGTTTTCCAACATTTCCTTTCAAAACTATAATTTACATAAATAATTCATATAAACATAGGAGATTCTAATGGATATCGAAAACAACCAAGTGGATGAAATGAAAGTAATTGATGAAGCTGGTGATTCAGCTTCAAACATGGCTTCCATTGAAGCCAAGCCTACTGAAGTGTCACGTTCTGAATTAATGGCTAAGATGGTCGACTATGCTTCAAAGAGCAGCAAAGAAGATCTTGCAGCTTTGATTGCTAGCATAGGTACTGCTGGATATAATCCAACTTCTACTACACCTGATGAAAGATTCAAGTCTGTAGAAGATGCAGCTAATGCAACTGGCGATAATTCAGAAAAAAATAAAGCTACTATTAAATCAAATGGTAAGCATTCAGATCCAATGCCTTCAATCAAAGAAGATCTAAATCTTCTTTTTGGTGATGCAGATGATCTAACAGAAGATTTTAAATTAAAGGTAAGTACTCTTTTTGAAGCAGCTGTTTCAACTCGCGTAAATATCGAAACTGTAAAAATTGAAGAAAACTACGAGACTTTCCAGTCAGAATTATCTGAACAATATGAACAAGCTCTAGAAGAATCAATTACTGAAATTAAGAATGAAATGGTAGAGAACGTTGACAACTACCTTAATTATGCTGTTGCTGAATGGATGACTGAAAATAAACTAGCTATTACAAATAATATTCGTACAGAAATGGCCGAATCTTTCCTAGTTAATTTGAAGCAGGTATTTGAAGATCATTATGTAAATATTCCCGAAGATCAAGTTGATGTTGTTGAAGCTTTAGCATCAGAACTTGAAGAAGTTAAAGCTCGTCTAAATGAGACAACAGAAAAAAACATTGAACTTTCTAAGACTGTAAATGAAAAAAAAGTTGAAGAAATTACCAATTCAATGGCTGAGGGAATGACTGATACTCAAAAAGACAAGTTTGTAAAACTGACTGAGTCTATTGATTATAATGATACTACTGAATTTCGTAAGAAGATCTCAATTATTAAAGAAACATACTTCCCAAAGAATCAAGAAGTAAAAGTTGCAAGGGATCAGCTTCTTAGCGAAACTGTCGAAGAACCTGTAAAAGGCCCTTCACTTGATCCTAATATGCAAAGCTACGTTTCTTCTATATCAAGAACAACTGTTAAGATATAATTTTTAATAAATAAAATAATACACACTCTAAAGGAGAAAACAAATGAACGGTTTAAATGAACAACTAGTATCAAAGTGGAAGCCAGTGCTTGAACACTCTGATCTTCCTAAAATTGCTGATGCACACAAGCGTTCAGTAATTGCTACCCTTCTAGAAAATACTGAGAGAGAAATGCAGACAGAAGCAAATGCTTCACGTTCTTTCAATGGTATTTCACAATTGAATGAAACTGGCATCAACGCAGTTGGTACTGGTGGTTATGGTTCAGGCGGCGGCGCTGGCGTTGCTGGTTACGATCCAATCTTGATTTCTTTGATTCGTCGTGCTATGCCTAACCTTATTGCTTATGATATCTGCGGCGTTCAGCCAATGACTGGTCCAACTGGACTTATCTTCGCAATGCGTTCACAGTATGCAAATTCAACCGCCAAGGGTGCTGAAACATTCTATGACGAAGTAAACACTGGTATGTCAGCTGGCTTTAATGGCACTGGCGTATTTGGTCAGGGTACTGGTTCAGGCATTGGTGCTAACAACGTTGGTACAACTCCTGACAATACCGGTGGTGTTGGTGGTTATAACTATCAGGCTGGCGCTCCTACATCTACTGCAGAAGCTTTCGGTACTGGTACTACATTCCCAGAAATGGCCTTCTCAATCGACAAGGTTTCAGTCACTGCTGTATCACGTGCTCTAAAGGCAGAATACACCATTGAATTAGCACAAGACTTGAAGGCAATTCATGGTCTTGACGCTGAAACAGAATTGGCTAACATTCTTCAGTCAGAAATTTTGGCTGAAATTAACCGTGAAGTAATTCGTACAATCAACGTATCTGCTCGTCAAGGTGCTGCTGATGGTACAACTACTGCAGGTATCTTTGATCTAGATACTGATTCAAACGGTCGTTGGTCAGTTGAAAAGTTCAAGGGTCTTATGTTCCAGCTTGAAAGAGAAGCTAACAAGATTGCAAAAGACACTCGTCGTGGTAAGGGTAACGTAGTTATCTGTTCTTCAGATGTTGCATCTGCACTTCAGATGGCTGGCGTTCTTGACTACACTCCTGCTCTTGCTTCAAACAACCTACAGGTTGATGATACAGGCAACACTTTTGCAGGTATTCTAAATGGTCGTTTCCGTGTTTATGTTGATCCATATACTACTGGAAACTACATGACTGTTGGCTATAAAGGTGCAAATGCATTCGATGCAGGTATCTTCTATTGCCCATACGTTCCATTACAGATGGTTCGTGCAGTTGGCCAAGCTGACTTCCAGCCAAAGATTGGATTCAAGACTCGTTATGGTATGGTCTCGAATCCATTCGCACAGTCTGTACAGGGTACACCACAGACTTCTAACTTCGGAGCTATTTCTGCAAGCACTAACTCATACTATCGTAGAGTTATTATTCAGAACATCTTCTAATAAAAAGCAGGGTTAACCTGCTCAACTAAAAAAGGGACCCGAAAGGGTCCCTTTTCCTTTACTCAGAATCTTTATAAAGCCAAGAATAGAAACCATCAGCAATGGTATGTACATCTGAACTTGTCATAATAACACCATGCACATCATTATCTGGGGTTGATACAATTTCATTAATGTGCTTGCACCACTCAATAGACTTATCTAAAGCCCACTGCTTATTCCAACGACGATCCTCTCGATCCCTACGAGCAGCCCGTTCTGCTAGAGTTTCTTTATTAACATCATCAAGAGTATTAGAAACATCATCTTCCATAGTTTGAATTGCTACATTTAAATCATTCATTCTGTTACTACCTTTCTCCAATTACCATCTTTACGTTTCAACCAAAGATCACCATCATCACCGACTGCCATTGATACCTGCTTATCAAGATCATACTGAGGCATTGTATTAAACATAATAGGACCATTACTAAGTCTCATCATCTCACCATCTGGTTTCTTTACACCAAGAAGTGTTAGGTTTACTGAGTTATTCAATGGTGCACCTTCTAGCTTTTCTTCCTTGGCAAAAGCAGCTACCGCCATTAATGGTGATAGTGCCAATGCGCCAAACAGACTACGACGATTCATTACTTTACCTCCGTTGTGTATGACTTAGGAGCCAACCCAACTAATGCATCAATCATCTGAGGAGTGACTACGATAGGCAAGCCATGCTTTTCAAGACCAGCACCAAGACCTTCTTGAACCTTAAGGCCTGCTACAGCCTGTAGGATAGGAAGTGCAGAAGCTAGCTTAGCTGCAATAAACCGATCATTGACTGCCTTCTGTACTGCTGGATCAAACTCAAAAGTATCAGCCCATCCAATAAAATCCAAAGTGACACCTACAGATGCAAAATACTCTTTTGTTGTTTTCTGAATGCTATCCATGATGACAATCATATCATCGTTAGCTTGATCAAATGTACGCTTGCCAATCTCTGCACAAACCAATGTTTGAATCTTCTTACGACCAACATCATCCATGACATTAGCCAAAGAACGACCATTGTACACCGATGCAAAGATTACCTGAGGATCCTTACGATCACCTTGTGGAGTAATAACACCAAAGCGATACAGGAACTTAGCAGCATTCTCTTCTGATACAGATGCACCAATTGATACACCAGCAGTAATATTCAAACCTTCTTTAGACTGGCAAGGAAACGATTGATCTCCTGCAGATGTACCACGTGCGCTTGATTTAACCCATTCACGTGAATATGGTGTACGATCGACAATAATCAATCGACCAGTTGGAACATAGTAATCCCACCCTAGAAACCCGCCTGAATTGCCCAACTTTGCATGTGGTACAATAAAGCGCTTTGCTGCTACCTTATTATCGCTCAAATATGATTCAGAATCAAACTTAACCTGTGTATCCTTATTAGCACCTACATCTGGAATCCAGAATGCAGATTCATTAGGAAGAATAGTGTATGCTTCCGTTTTGTCTGTAGTCTCTGCATATGCAAAAGCCTGTTGAGGATGTGCAACCATAATCAACAATGCTAGTACGGTAGAGGCTGCAATGAATTCTTTCAATGTCTTCATCCAAATTGCAAACAAGGACATCAAGAACCCAAACGTAGCAACAAAATATAATGTGTTAAACAACGTAAAAACAAACGTTGCACTTAGATATGACATTGAGCTGTTGTCGAATTGACTTCCAGCAACGACACCTGTGACCAATGTAGCCAAAGGATTAACAATAGCAATAATGACCATATAAACCATTACTGCTACAAGGGACTTAATAATATTACCGATCATTGTTTACAACCTCCAAATAATCAAAAACATACCCAGATGCTTTCAGAAATGTTTCAAATTGACTAAGTACCACATCAAGAGTGGTTTCAGTTCCATCAAACATAATCTGAACGCAATCGTCAGGATATTCATCCATTCCACTATTTTTCATAGTCTTTGTAAACTGATACATTACCTTAAATTCATTATCGCTCATCTTTAAAAGCCTCCAGCTTATCTTTGTTTACTCGTAGGGAAACATATTGCTCTTTATCATAGACACCTGATCGAAAGTAGTCGCGGCCTCCATCAACAAAGATCGAACCATCATCAGAAGTCCGATAGTCATGCCGATACCGAGAATATATAACATCACCATTTTTAGCCATAACTCCAGAAAAAGGTTCTTCGGTTGCCTTGATACCATTAGCTATCATAACAGTACCATCTTCAGTTTTATACAAACCAAAATAGTTAGATCCCTCAGGATGAGCCTTTTCAGTATAAAAGATAGCAGCAGGAAAATTAGCCCAACTACCATATACATCCTTTAAGCAAGACTCAAATACGTACGTGGCATTATAATGATCCTCAATCTTGATGATTGTATTATCATCGAGAAAAGAAGATTCATTCTTAATGTTACATTGAATAATAGTCACTTCAGTTTACCTTTTTTCTTTTTAACATAAAACTTCTGATACAGCTTTTCCAAACCTGGCTTATCAGGATGCTTGTGTATCCATTGTCCTGTATATGGACTGAATTCTTCAACAAAGAACTTATCTAATAATTGGTTGCCTGTAACTAAAACTTCGTTTATCTGCAAAGCCAAATTATCAAATTCACTATCAGACATAATAGAATCAGAATGCACTTCGTAAGCGTAGGCTGCAATTGATAACTTGATCCTTCTGTGTCGTTCTTTTTCAATTTCACTACCCCATACGGATGGTACATGATCATTATTAGCTGAATTATTGCTTACCATAAACGCTTCAAGACTCATTATGCAACCTCTGCTATGTGCTTACAAGACCTACGGAACTGGAATGCTGGACAAGTGCAGCTCTTATGTTTGGTGCCAATAGTCACAGTATACACATTGCCTTTTGATCCGGCAACAGTTATCTCGCGTTCGATGGGAGCTGCAATGAATTTACTTTCGGATCCATCGATTGATATGATGTCTGACTTTGCAATAATACGTACACGAAACTTAGGTTCGTTGGTAGCAAGAGCAATCGC